GCAGAGTTACTAGCGTTGGTTGCTTGTGTTGAAGCTGTGCTTGCTGAAGTAGCTGCATTAGTAGCAGATGTACTAGCTTCAGAAGCCTTAGTTGTTGCTGTTGTAGCAGATGTAGCTGCATTTGTTGCTGATGTAGATGCCTCACTAGCTTTAGTAGTAGCTGTAGAAGCACTGCTTGCTGCATTTGTTTCAGCAGTTTCTGCATTAGTTTCTGCTGTTTCAGCATTTGTTTCTGAGGTTGCCGCTGCTGTAGCTGAACTTGCTGCTGCAGTAGCTGAATTAGAAGCGTTAGTCGCTTGTGTACTTGCAGTAGATGCAGATGTACTTGCATTACTTGCAGAAGTAGAAGCACTAGAGGCAGATGAGGCTGCCCCTGTTGCTGAGTTACTTGCATTAGTTTCTGATGTGCTAGCGTTACTAGCTGATGTACTAGCTGAAGTTGCACTTGATGCTGCTTCTGATGCAGATGTTGATGCTTCATTAGCTTTTTCTGTAACAGAGTTAATTGTTACATCAGTGTTTGCATCACCTGCTCCACCATCACCACGAAATATTGCCATATACTACTTCCTTTTTCAATATTTCTGACTTAGATATTTCTGACGATTAGACCTACCAAAACCACCCATATTATCCATAGGGCGATTACCACTAGGTTTCTTTTTCTTTTTAGAAGGTCTTGCTTTTTCTTCAGCAGTATAAGGTCTATTACCTGTTCCTGTGACACCCATTTTTTTATTTTTTCTTTTTAAATAAGCACTGGGGCTAAGAGAACCTACACCTGTTTTTCTTTGACTTGGGTCTTTAGGTTTTATACCTTTCTTTCTATTTTTCATAGCTAGTGCTTGACTTGGTGTTTGACTTGCACCTTGTTTAGCAGGAACCCTAGACTTAGATAAATTATTAGTTGTAGTTTTAGTAGTAGTTTTCTTTTCTTTTGAAGGGCTTTTTGAAAGAGAGGCTGCTGCTGTTCCAAGAGATGCTGCTGTAATTGCTCTATTAACATTTCTTTTTCTTGTTGTTTTTTTATTAGCTGCTTCTTTATTTTTAGCTCTAGTTAGTTTTGCTTTAGCAACACCAGCTTCTCGTCTTTTAATAGCATCTTTTTTAGCTTGCAAAGTAGCTTTTCTTTTTTCAGAGGCTGTTCTTTTCTTAGCTGCTTTAGCTGCTAGTTCATTAGATTTTTTAATTCCAGCTTTCACTGTGCCAGATTTATTAAACATTTCTTTTTGTACAGGGGGTTTTTTGTTTTGCACTCTTGAAACACTCTTTATAAGTGCTTGTTTACCACCTCTATTTAAAGCTGCTTCTACTGCTTTTTTTCCAATAAGCCTTGTTCCAAGAGTAACTAAGGCTTTAAGACCTATTAATGCTAATGGGATTGCCATGATATTATTCCTTTATATGATATTAAATAAAAAGCAGCCCCCGAAGGGGCTACCCGTTTATCTTAGTTCCTAGTTTTTAGGTACAGAGATAACTAGACCACTTTCAGGTCTAACTGTTTTAACACCATATAGAGTGTCAGCAGTCATCAAATCACCCAAATACTCTTGCTTGTATTGAGTTTGTGTACGAACACCGATTTGTTCTGCTAGTACCATTGAATCTTTCTGAGCCATGATAGCACCAATAGTATCAACAGCAGATGCTGAGTTGTCAGCAGCAGTTTCAACTACAGGTAGGTTGTTAGACACATAAATGTCAACACCATAAAGGCTACCGATTTGACCATTTACAACACCTCTGTTATCTACGAAGTCAGAAGATTGATAGCGGTCAATGCCCATGATAGTAGTACGAACACTTGGTGGGATAACTAAGAATCTTCCGTCCATAGGAACATCATTATCGTCAAGTTGTTGTACTGCTTCTCTGAAAGCTAAGTCAGTAAACAAGTCAGTTGCAGCTACAGTATCAACTGCATAAGCAGCCAATCCATTAGCAGCATCAATGTAAAAACTGTTAGAGTGAACAAAGTCAGAACCTGACCCATTGTCATCTCCAAAAGTTTTAGCTAACAAGCCTATGTCAGAATCTAATTGTGTTGCTAAAGCATATCCAGCATCTTCAGTGTAGAAACTACGAAGTGAAGGTTGTGCTTGAACATCAACAATATCTTCAATTAAGCGTGAGTATTCAAAGTGCTTGTTAATTGCTACTTGTACTTCGCCTTCAGTAGCTGCAATCAGAGTTACCTCTGTGTTAGCTGCTTTAGCAGAAGCAGAGCCACGAGTAGGTTTAGGGATATGAATTGTATCTCCCTTCTTTCCACTGTGATTCATTTTGTTAATTAAGTTCGCGAGAACCAAATTTTTCTTATAGCCAGCGATAATCTCATCAGACCAAATCTCTGGTATAAAAGTAGCCGCTGTAGTAGTGGTTACTTGATTAGTACCTAATCCCATTTTACTATTCCTTTTAGTTTAAGTTTATTTTACCCTCCCTTCAGCATAAGCTTTGTCAAACACATCAACATTTGCTTGATACCTCTGGGGGTCGTTAATCATTAAATTAACTATCTCAGAACGCCTATAGATTTTTCTGGACATTGGTTCACCTGAACCTTTGCCACCTGTAGATGCTGCTTTAAGTTGTAGTTTTCTATCTTTTTCATTAATGCTTTCAGTCTTTTCAACTATGCCTTTAATCTCTTTCCAATTAGAAAGAAGTTCATCAGCAGCATTAAAGTCGTATTTATCAGCTCTTTGAAATAACTCAGTACGGACTTCTGATTTTGAAACCCAGTTTACAAAGTTTTCATTTTTTACAATAGATTCAAAGTCTGGGTGCTTTTCAGCAATTTTTCCCATTACTTCTTGCTGTTGTTGCTTTTCAAGAAGTTTTTTCATTTGAATCATTGTTTCGCTGTTTTCTACAGCTTTACTAACAGAACCTTTAGGGTCTTCATAAAAATCTAATTCAGGTTCTTCTTTTTTATTGGGGCTGTTGGCATCTTCACTAAGTTTAACCTTGAGCAATTCGTCAACTGATTTACGAAGGTCGCCTACTTCTGAACTCTGTTTACCCAGTAACTTTTCAGCTTCTTGGTGCATACGAACAACATCTTCCAGCGATTTATCTTTGTACTTATCTGGTATTTCAGATGTTGTTGCTTCTTCTGTTTCAGTTTCGTTAGCTTTCTGTTCTGGTTCCTCTTTGGGTTTTTCCATTTCTTCAGAAAGTGATACAAGTTCTTCGTTTTCTTCTAGTTCAACTTCTTGGTTATCAAGGGGATTTATTGTTCTAGCCATTTAATGATTCTCCGTACCTTTAGGTATTATGGAATTAAGTTACTTGAGCAGCCTTCTCATGTTCTTTCGCCCATCTGTCAGTATGAATACTTAACTTTAAACGAACAGGAGAGATTAGCCGCTTGCTTGGTTCACCACAAACAGAGCATATTGCTTCCTTAGAATCAGGGTTGGCAAAGAGTTCTTCGGTGTGTTTATTTACACAAATAAAATCATAAAGTATTGACATAATTTTATTTTACTGTAAAATACTTGATTGATAAGATTGTTCTGTTTCATTGCTATCATAAGCATTAGTAACAGAGTCTTGCCAAGTTAAAATTTGATTCAACATATGGAGCTTTCCTTGAACTAAATGTAAATCTTTAGCATCTTCTAAAGCCAATATGTTTATTGAATCTTCTGTTTCTTCTAATTCTTCAATTAGCTGTTTCCAACCAGCGTGTTGAAAGAGTGAGAAGTAGTTGTCGTAATAATCCTGTAGTTCTTTATCCAATTTGGAAAACTCCTATTAGCGGAATATATCATAGTTTTATTAAAATGTCAAGCACTATTTTTCTTTTCTTGCATTTGTAACTTAACAATATTTTCTTTAGTATCTAACTCAGCTTCTTTAAGTTCTAGTTTTGCGTACTCAACTATCTTATCAAAGTCAGATTTATCTTTAGGAGAAGCAGTAGCTAAAGCAGCAATCCTTCTTGTTTCTTCTTCAACAGGTAGTAGTTGTGTTTCCATACCATTCTGCTCTATCCTAGTCATTACTTCTGCTGTATCTGCTCTAAGTTTTTCTAATTGAGCAATAGCAGAATCAAGTTCCATTTGTTTTCTAATTTGTTCTTCTTGTTGTTGTTCTGGTGTTGGTTGATTAGCCTGTCTAAGAACCTGTATAATCTGTTCTCTGTTAGTCAAGCTCATGTTGCTAACTATAGATTCAATTAATAGTGGGTAAGCAGGTGACTCAGGTGACATAGTTTGTAACAACTGTACTAACTGAGTAACCTCATACTCACGAGCAACTACACCTAAAGAACTTGTAGCTACAAACTTGTAGTCCTTGACTGGATACAACTCAGGAGTAAACTGCATATATCTACAAGCAGCTTTTTCAATAAATGGTATTAAGAAGTTTTCTTGGAAGTTTACTAAGGTACGCTTGTGTCGTTTAATAACAGCACCTAACCCCATAGAGATACCTGCTGCTGTACCTTCTCCATTCAGACCTGCTGGTACTCCACTAGAGTCTATAGCACCAGTAGACTGTTGTACCATTTGTTGTAACTGTGCTGCTTGTGTAAAGCTAACTTGGTCTAGTGAGCCAAACTTAAATGGTTGTAAAACTTCTGATGGATTACCATTAGTAAGAATAGTTTTACCTGCTCGTATATCTAACTTAGCACCTCTTGGCATACGACTAGCGTCTACTGCCATCATTGGGTGTACAGTAAGAGCAAGTGCATCAATCCTAGCACGAAGTTCTGCATCTAATGCTTTCTGTGAGTTGTAACCTTTTTCACATATACCACGACCCCAAAACTTAAAGGGTACTTTATCCCAAGAAAAAGCAATAATAGGTCTATCTTTTTTCATGTAAGGGTTTTTTTCAATCTTTAAGATTTCGCTTTCATT